CCTTGTCGCCGTCGGCCCGGCCGGCGATGATCGTCCCAGCCGTGTCGCTGAGCTTAGACGTGCTGTTGTTCCAGTAGAGGATCGCGCCGCTGGACCAGTCATCCGCCGTCGTGGCCGCCAGGACGTGCACGCCGGCGACAGAGACCTCGCCGACGCCGGTGGTGGCCGCGATGTCGGTCACGCACACGCCGATCCGGTTGCTGCCGAGCACGACCACCTGGCCCGAACTCAGGGCGGTGCTGGTGTTCGTGTAACTGATCCGCTTGCCTTCATGCACGAAAGTCCTCATGGGTCATTCTCCTGCCGCGTTTGCGGCAACCAGTTTCATCGACCCTGTAAGCGCCGGGCCGTTCGCGCCGCCACTCGGGGCGGGTTCCCGCGAAGGGAACTTTGCCGGTCGCCCGATTGCTCAGGCGGCGGGCAAAGCCCCCGGCGAGGTTTCTCCTTCCTCGCCGGGGGTGCTTCGCGAGCACGATGGACTAGGGCAGCCGAGGATCGGCAACCACGGTGAAGCCCTGCGCGAACGGGTTCGGAACCGCGTTCGTCTTCGCCGGGTCCACGGTGGACGCGAACAACTGCCGGAACGCGATTTCCTTGCTGACCGGGCAAATGCAGAATGCCGGGTCGATGTTCAGGTACGCCGCGTTCGGGCTGGGGCTGGTCTGCGCCTTCATCGCCGTCCGCACGGTGTCCACGCTGGCGACCGTCACGTTGCCGGTCTGGTCGCAGTAGAGGCCACGGAAGTCCAGCGCCTTCGCGGCGACGCTGTGCCGGACGGCGACCTGGAGGTCATCGGTCGACCACTCGATCTGCTGCTTGAGGACCGGGGCCGGCTCGCTTTCCAGGAACACCAGCGCGATCGTCGGGTACAGGCCCGGCGCCGCGGCGAAGTAGACCTTCGTGCTACTGCCGCTGCTCAGATTCGCATGGCCGCCGGTGGTGGTGACGGCCGTGGTGTTGAACAGCGCGCCGGTGTCGGCGAGCGCGGCGTTCGCGGTCAGGATGGCGTAGCCGACATCGCTTTCCTTGTAGCGGGCCATCGCGCCGAGGCTCGCGGCCCCACCGTCGCGGAGCACGCCGAGGTCGTCGTTGATCTGGGCGCGTCGCGTCCAGGTCAACCCGGCCGTGTACTCCACGAGCGCGACCGTCTCGCGGCTCTCGCTCATCGCGCCGAACTTGATCTCGGCGCCCTCGTAACGGACGGCCAGGGCGGGCGCGTTGCCGAGGTTCAAGAACTTCACGTCCTTGAAATCGCGGGCGGTGACGCGCCGCGTCCACAGGTCGATGGTGCTGGGCGCGAGGTTGTACCCGCCCAGGAACACCTTGCCCAGGGCGTCCGCCAGGATGTACGGGAAGTCGCTGGTGCTCATCGCCAGCGACACATTCCCGCCTGCCTGCTGGAGGCGCTGGGCGAACTCGCCGCGGCGCGCCGAGGCGAGGCACACGGCTTCCTCGCCCGACAACATCGCGTGCTTCCCGTCGCCGTGGATCGGCACGCCGACGGCGCCGAGGTACTGCATGGCCAGTTGGCTCACCGGCATTCGCCGCATGGCCAGCGAGCGGTCGTGAGGCTTGCGAGCCACGATCCGGCCCTCGGCGTCGCGGGCCGCCAGGCCGGTGATTGCGTCGAACGTCATCAGCGGCGCGCCCACGCGCAGGAGCAGGGCGTCGCTGATCGCCGGGCCGATGGTGGCCAGGTTGCGGTCCTCGCCGCCCTCCACGCTGCTAACGGCCACGGGGGTGAGCTTCGCGGCCAGTTCCGCCAGCCGCTTCGCATCGGCCAGGCTTACGCCCTCGTCGGCCCACTGGCGGGCGGCGTCGAGGCTGACGCACGAGTCATTCTCGGTTGCCAGGGCGATGATCGCCGCGCGCCGCTCGCGGTCGGCGGCCAGGGCGGTCTCGGCCGCCTTCGCCTTCTCGTCAGCGGTTGCCGCCAACGCGACAGGCGCGGGCGGGACAACGGCCGGGGTGGGGGTCACGACAGGATCGGGGGTCTTTGGGGCTTCCATGACAGTCTCCTCAACGCCGCCGAGTGGTTGCTCGGGGGCTGGTAGGGTTTGCCCCGGCGACGCGCCGGTGGCGTTGTTCTCTCCGCTCAGCAGCCCGTCGGGATTCCCGGCGGGACTGCCTACAAAATCCACCGCCGTCAACGCGGCGATGCGATACAAGGGGGCGGCGTTCTCGCGCACGACCGGCGCGTCAGCGAAAAATCGGATTGATAGCCCGATGGCCGCCGGGTCCTCCTCCGCGATCCCGCAGAGGTATTCCCGCACGTTGCCGCACGGGCTGTTGGCCGCGTATGCACCGATGTGCATATCTGCGCGGCATTGCCCATTCTCGACGCGGGCATTCCTGGCGCGGCCGGCCTGGTGGAAGATGCTGTCCCCGCCCGCCGCGAACGATCCGCCCGTGAGTTCCGGGTGACTGATTCGGCTCTTGATCCCGCGGGGGCTGGCGTTGATCAGGTCGGCGCACTGTTGGAGCATCGTCCCGTCAATCTCAAACGGCTCGCCCATCGCCGGAAACGCCATACCCGCAGTCAGGATCGCAACGTTTCCGATCACGCCCCCCTTGCGGTCAACAGTCACGCCGGCACCGTCGCCGGAACTGGCTGCCAGAACGATTTCCTTTGGCTTGCTCATTGGCCTTCCTCGGTCATGCCGGCGAGAATCGCCCGCTCGGCAATCAGGTTTGCCAGGGCCTTCCGCCCGCTGCCGTTGCCCCCAGGCGGCGGAGGTGGTAGTCTCGTCTGATCATCAGGGGCTTTGCCTTCCTTCGGCGTGTGGTCCGTCCCGCCGCCGAACGGGTCGATCACATCCGCGATGCCGTATTCGTCCGCGAGTTCACGGGCCTCGGCAATCGCCGAATACACGTCTCGCAGGTCAACGCCCTGCTCGTTCGCGTAGTCCTGGGGTGCCGCCAGCCCCATGCCCAAGAGCATTTGCCAGGCGGCCGCGTCCTTGATTTTGTCCGCGCTGCGCTTCGGTGGCCCCTGCCAGTTCGTCAACAGGTACGCGCGACGCCAGACGGCCGATGTCGCGTAGCCCGGCGCGGACAACTTGCCCTCAAGGACCGCGATTTCCGTCCACCGCTCGCGGATTCCACGCAACGCCCCATTGATAAATAGCAAATCCTGAATACCTTCGGTCTCGGCCTCCTTCTCCAGGGCCGCGAACCGGTTCGTGGAGTACGACCCATCGGCGTACCACCGTGCGACGGTGGGCATGTCCAGCCCCGTGCCCGCCGCGATGCGCTTGAGGTTGTGCATCACGTAGGGTTCGTAGACGCTGTTGGGCGTCGTCCCCGGCGCGAACGCGACTTCGCGGCCGTTGCGCAGCACGGGGAACAACCCGTTCTCGATGCGGACCTGAATGTTGTTCGCGTCCTCGGTCTCTCCAGTTGGCAGGCCTCCGCCGATCTTCCGCTTGATCTGGTCCAGCGTGGCCGTACTGCCCGGCGGTTCCCTGACGAACCCGTGGTAGGCCGCCTCGGTCCGCGCCTTGGCAAGCGTGTACGTTTCGTACATCGCCAGGTTGCGCAGTAGAGGCATGACCGCCGCCATCCATGGCGCGCCAAGACGCTGCCGTACGCGCGTCTTACGGAACACGTGCCAGCACGTGTCGGCCGGCAGGCGAGTGGACAGCGATGGCGTCTCCTCCAACGGATGCGCCGCGGCGAATACGTGATAGGCGACAGGCGCCCCGTAGGCGTCGGTCTCGATCCCCCGGTAGACGGCGTTCCCGCCGAAGCTGCTCCGTGCCCCGTCGAGTTGTTCGTATTCGATTTCCTGGATCGCCAGGCCAACGTTGTCGGGGTCGGGGCTGTAGACGGCGCGAAGAAGCAGCCCGCCGGCGGCGAACAATTCGTCCATCCACAACGCCTGCTTTTCGTAGAGGCTCTTCGTCCGCTCGACATCGCAGAGGCGGGGAGTGTTCGCCCAATCGCCCCAGAGGGCGTCATGCGCGAAATTGAACTCGCGGAGTTGCTTGCCGGACTTGGGATCGCGGGCGGCGGCCCGGGCGGTGATCCCGCCGCCCACCACTGCGCGCCGGAAGCCGCCCTGGGCAGAGGCGGCATAGGCGTCGTTACGAATCAGCCACCGAGAGCGGGCCAGCATCACGTCGAGCGATTCGAGGATGCCCGCCGTCGCCGTGCTCAGCCCCGTCCGCCAGTCGGCGTTCGTGCGGTTTTCCACGCCGGCCTCGTAGGCACGGCTGCTCCCGCTGTTGCGGGCGCTCCAGGTATGGTCCAAGCGGCCGGTCGGGCGCTCGGCCAGGGAGAGCAGCCGGCGGCCGATAGCGGCGGATGCCCAGCGCAGGAGGCTCATGTCTGCTCCTCCTGGTTACGCACAACCGGGCAGCCGATGGTTTCGACGGCCGAGGCGTCGGCGTCATCCGCCGCGCGGGCCGCGTAGAACTCCTCCTGTCGGCGAAGGGCCTCAAGATTCTGGCGGGTGTACGAGCGAGTTCCGAACGTAACCGTCGCATCGGGGTCGGAGAGGAGTTCGGCGATTGCGTATCGGACCAATTTCAGCAATTGCGAATTGGTGTATGTATCCGCCGCATCGATCTGGGTTGGCGTCATCCTGGCCATGCCCGCATTGTTCGCGGGTTAGGCGAGGCGCTACAAGAGGCTATTTACTACCGCGTAGTAAACAACTAGGTGGCTAGCTTGGCGTATTTCCCGCAGGCCCCGCATTGGATGTATCGCACGTTGGCCGCGGTGGTGGCGATGCTCCACAGGCCGAAAGTCGCGCAATGCTCGCATTGTTTCGCGGCCAACTTGGATTGCAGGTCGGCGATGGCCTCTCGCTGCTCGCGTGGGGTAGCGGTGCGTTTTCCGTTTTGCGCGTGCTCCGTCATCGTCGGTTCTCCGTGGTCAGAGCGGGGCCGCCCATCCGCCGCCATCGGCTCCGCCATCGCCCGACTGCCGGGGGGAAACCCTGTCTGCGTGCGCCGCCGCGAACTCCGCCATCGTCGTCGCCTCCGGCAACTGGTGGACGTTGCAGAGGTAGGCAGCGGCGATCTGATAATTTTCGCAATCCCTATAATCATGTCTGGAATGCGGCGTTCGCGGCGTCCACACCTCGTCACGGGTTTTCGCGTCGAGCGTTTTCTGGACGTTCGCCATGTGGAGATCATACTCCAGGTCCTCCCGCTGGTTCAACATCCATGCCTCCGGCTCGGTCGGTGGAATCGGCGTGCCGTCCTCCTCGTAGTGGGGGATGCCGCGCGCCATCAACTCGGCCAGCAGGTCGTTGCAGTGGTGGGTGTTCACCAGCACGCCGCGAATCCGGTTCTCCTCGCCCTGCTTACCCGGCACGATCATCGGCTCGCGCATCGGCCGATAGAATCCTCCCTGGCTCCGCGCCGAGTCCCCCTTGATGGCGATGACCAGGCCCTGTCGGGCCAGCGCGTACTGATAGACCTGCATCGTCCGCGACGCCTCCACCAGCCGGTCGCTAGTCCCACCGCTATCGATCAGACACAGGCCAACGGTCATAGGCCGATCCGCCGCGCCCTCCGTCGGCCATTGCTGCACGAGCAGCTTGTCCAGTTCGTCCCAAGTCCGAACCCGGCCATGCCACACGCGGGCGCTGCGCAGGCCAGGCCCCCAGGCTCGGAGCACCGCGTAGAAGTGGTCGCTCTGGGTGTCCACTGTCATCAGCAGCAGCCACGCCCAGGCCGGCACGATGCCCTCCGGCAGCGGCGCCCGCGCGCGCTTGTCCGAGAAGAAAACCGGCGCGACGCTGCGCAGCTTGAACTCAAACGGCTCGCCAAGGCGGTTCGTCACAAACGCATAGAGGGCTTCGGGGTCGCCCTGTGCCCGCAACCATTCGCCGACGATCACCGCCCAATGGAGCCAGCCGCAGTAGAGCGCCGAAAGCTGAAACCCGATTCGCGTTTCGTTCGGCCAACGCAGGACCGCTTCGGCGTCGACGTGTTCTACGCCGTCCGCGTCAAGCACGTGGCCCTCATCGGTTGTCCACCGGCCAGCCCGGACGATGTGCCATTGCTGGTCGGGCCGGATACGCCCGCGGCACTTCTCGCACTCGTACCAGACCGCATCATCTCGGTGGGCGGAAAGATAGTCGGCCAGGGCGCTCAGGTCGTCTTTGTCCTTCGCGTCATGCCACCACTTCATCCCGCCGGCCGTTTTCCGCCCGCCCCACGTGAGCACCTGGTAGTGCCCGCACAGCGGACAGGGAACGTGGTAGCGGAGCTTGACGTTGCTGGCTTTGTACAACTCGTGGATCTTGCCGCCCGTATCCGTTGGTGTGGATATGTTGACCTGCAACCGGCGGTCGCCGTAGGTGGACAGGCGGACCTGCGTTGCGGCCACGGCGTCGACGTCCTGCCCGGTCCATGCCGCGAACTTATCCACCTCATCATTGATCACGCGCCGGTAGGGGTTGGAGGCCATACTGGTAGACGATCCGCTCCACATGAGTTCCAAGCGGAAGCCATTCAGTAGCGTGATGGTTTCGATCAGGGCGTCCCGGCTGCCGGCCAATAGGTCGCGCAGCGCCGGGGTCCGGCGAAACAGCGGGCGGATGTCGCTCTTGACGATCTTCCTGCCCTTGTCCCGGTCAGGCAGGGTCAGGCCAACCGGGTCCGGTTCCGTCGCCGCCCAGAACGCCAGCAGGTTACGCATGGCCTCGCTGCCGCCGATCTGCCCGGCCTTCTGGAGGTTCACCTGCACCACGCCGGGCCGATGGGAGATGTCCATGATGCCGCGCAGATAGGGCGCGTTCGCATTCCGCCAGGGGCCGGGAATGTTCGACCGCCACAGGTGGCGGTGCTTCTCCGCCCATTCGCTCGGCAGCATCGGCGTCGGCGGATCCCATGACCGCCGCTCGACCGTCATCGGCGTCGGCATGGTTTCAGCCTGGCCAGGTATTCCCATGTGCGAACTCCTCGCATATCGCCACGATCCGCCCGTACAGTTCCGCCTCAATCGTCGCCGCGCTCTGGTTCGCCAGCAACGACGCCACGCTACGCGGCAGCGTCAGGAACGCCGTCTTCACCGCGTGGACCTTCCGCACGTTCGCCAGTTCCACATCCTCGGTGGGTACCAGCTTCCCGCGAAGCTGCTCGAACTCCAGTTCCGCCCGGTTCGCCTGCGCTTGCAGTTTTCGTTTCCGGCAAGCCTCTTCGTCAACGGATACAGATACGTGCTGCCGCTCAAAGTCCGCCTTCCACCAGCGAACCACCGTGCCCAAATCGTAGTGCGCCTTCCCGTCTCGCGGTAGGCCGCGCTCCGCCCACGTCGTGACGGTCGCCCGGTTCACCCCGAACAGGGCCGCGACCTGCGTTCCTGTCAGCAGCGTGGAGGGCCCGCCCTTGGTCTTGCCGGGCCGCGTCAGCATCATCAGCCGGTTCATCTCGCGGTTCACGGCCAGGGCCGTCTTGGTGTCCTGAGTCGCCACCGCCTGCTTGTAGAGCTGGCGAAGCCGGGTCAGGCTTTGCCCAAGTTCTTCATCCGGATTGAACTCGGCGGCCAGCTTGATCCGCCGGACGGCCTCGGCGACGGACGCCCGCGCCGCGTCGGCCGTCATGCCGAGCTTGGATACCGCAGCCTCCTCCACCTGCTGGCGGCTCTGCCCGGCGGCGAGCAGCACAATCAAGGTGTCAACGTTGGCGAGGGGTTCGCTCACTTGCTGGCCTCCAGCGTCGCCTTCTTGCCGGTAAACTTCGTCCATCGCGCCACCGCCACGTCAACATACCGCGGCTCGATCTCGATGGCGTAGCACTTCCGGCCAAGTTGTTCGCACGCGATGATGGTTGTGCCGGAACCAGAGAAGGGTTCGTACAGTACCGCGCCCGCATGCGTTTGTGGTTCAATCAGTTTCACCCATAACTCAACCGGCTTTGGGCATGTATGCAATTCACGGAGGCCATCGCCTCGCGGGTTTTGCACCTCGAAGGTATCCCATGCATACCGCGACGGCAGTTTGCCAAAGAGAAGAATCAGTTCGCTCTTGCACAGATACGACACGCTGCTTGGAGATTGCTTCGTCTTGTCAAACCACACACAGAATGCGTTGGGTTGGTATTTCACAAACCATTCCGTGTTGTGTTTATTGCCTACAGTGATGAGGACAACAGGCGACACTCCGCGTGCCAAGTTGAAGGCTTCATCGACAAGTTTCCAATAGGCCGTCATATCTCCATCGTCATGCGATTCATATTGATAGCCAACACCATAGGGCGGGTCGGTCACGCAAAGGTCCGCCTTCGCACCGTCCATCACCCGCGCCACGTCTTCCGCCTTCGTCGAATCGCCGCACAGCAGCCGATGATCCCCCAACAGCCACAGGTCGCCCGGTTTCGTGATCGGCTCCGCAGGCACAGGCGGCACTTCGTCAGGATCAGTCAGCCCCGGCGTCGCCCCGTTCACCGCCAGCAGCGCCGCCACCTCGTCGCCCGTGAAACCCGCCGCCTCCACAAGCGCCGCGTCTTCCGCCGCCAGATCCGCCAGTAGCTTCCCCAACGCCTCGTCGTCAAACTCGCTCAGCCGGTTCGTCCGGTTGTCGGCGATGCTGTACGCCGTCCGGTCGCTGCCCGTCAACCCGGTCGTCACTGCCGCCAGGTGCGTCCAGCCCAGCCGCGCCGCCGCCTCAAGCGTCCCGCTCCCGGCCACGCAGACCCCGGCCCCGTCCACCACAACCGGCTTCTGTTGCCCGAACCGTGCCAGGCTCCCGGCGATGCTGGCCAGGCTTCGCTCGTCATGCTGGTTCACGTTCGCCGGGTCCACGTGCAACTCGCCCACCGCCCGCAGCAGCGGCCGCAACGCCTCCACGCCAGTCCATTTTACGGCTTCTCTAACTTTCCGCTTCATTGCTGTCGTTTCCTAATCGGTTACTATTCCACCAGGTTGTTGTAGGGCGATTTTACCCTACCCGAAATCTCTCAAGGACCGGGGTTTTGGCTTTC